AACCTCGGTGATGTCTTCGATCAGACGCGAGAACTCGTAGTGCTTGTCGATCAGAATCTGGACGTTGCTCTCAACGTTGTTCTGAACGGTTACTGCCGTGTTCTCTGACTTTGCATTTGCTGAGCCACGTACCGGCGCGGGGACGTTGATCGTGTCACCCTTCTTGCCGTTCATGGGCATCTTCTTAACAAGGGGAGCCATTGTGAGGTTCGCCTTGTATGCGGCACGTACTTCGTCAGACCACAGTTTCGGGATAAAAGTTGCTGCGGAGGTGTTGTCTACAAAACCGCCAGTCAACGGATAGATTGAATCAGTCATTAGGATAATCTCCAGTAAAGGTTTTTACCGAACCCTATCTTCGAGATATGCTTGCTTGATTTGTTCAATGTTAGCATAGTATTTCTCAGGGTTCGTTCGTTTAAGTTCAATAAGAGCATCCCGAGAGAGGAGAGGCTTGCCACGTGATTCACCGCTTGCCTTAGCACTTCCAGTGGAAGCAGCATTGGCAGCTTTCACGCTACTTGCCTTCGTCTTAGTTTCCCCTTGCTTGCGATAGGAAGCCAACTCCTTGTAATCGTCCAGCAGTTCAGAAGCTGTCTCAGTGTCAAAGTTAGTGTGGCTTTCTTGAAACCGCTTTAAGCGTCTCTCCGACTTAGTAACCCACTTGATAAAATCAGGTGAGTTGACTACTTCCATGTAGTCCGGGTGAGCAGCTTTCAACATAGCCGACTTCTTAACTTTCTCTGCTTCAGCAGCTTGCTGTTCCAGCGTCTTCAAGCGACTATCGCTATTCAACGCAGCCTGAACAGATGCTTCAATCGCCTTCTTGGGGTTATCAAAGAAGTCCAATTCGGGTTCTGGTGCTTGTGAAGGTTGAGCCGATTTGACGAGAATATCGTCCACAATCTTACGAAGCTCTCCTACTTCATTGCCTTGCTTACCTAAGAGTCTTTCAGCGTCTTGGTGCATCCGAATAATCTCGGCAGCACTCTTACCCCTGTACTTGTCAGGGATGTCGTCATCAGGTTGCTCTTGTGCTTGCGCTTCCCCGGGTGCAGGAGTTTCCTGTTCAGGTTCCTGTACCAGCAAGGAGGGATCAAGTTCTTGTGCTTCGTTGCTTTCTTCGTTACTCATATTGTACTCCGTACCTTAGTATTATGGAGGGTTAGTCTGATGACTGCTTCGCCATCTTCTCATGGTGCTTCGCCCATTTCAGTGTAGCACCGGGAAAGTGCCCACTGATAGGGTCGAGGTTGAAGTTACCACCACTAATCACTCGGGTAGCTTCACCGCCACATTTGCACCGTACCGTGGTTGTGTCGCTACTTACCCAGTGTTCCTCTTTTGTGCTGCAAGTTTTGCAGCGGAAGTCAATTAACATCTGCTAACATCGCCTGATCTAGAAAGTATTCAATGCTCATAACAAAGTCTACCACTTCTCGACTGCCGCGAGCATTCCAGAGTTCCTCGACTGTATCGACATGATCTAACTCGTAGTGGAAAGTTGAATCCAATATGTTCTTCATCAACTCCCAACCCTCGTGATGTATCAGGTCGTGGATAGTCTCTAAGTCATTCTGAGTGAAAGGAGTGTGCATCAGGCTTCCCTCTTAACGGTACGGGTTGCCGTCTTCTCTTCCTTTCGTGCTGCGATTACCAGTTCTTCCAGCTTTTCTATTCGATCAACCAGCTTACTGTAGCTCTGGTTGATTTCCTGTAGGGCTTGGTTGAACTCCGTTTTGCTGACTACCATTTGACATTCTCCTCTCGGTGTCGCGCATTGACTTTTCTTTCAATGCAAATTCAGCCGTCTTCATCCTCTCCTCGAAGTCTTGCTTGGCAACTGCCATAGCCTTCTCGAAGTCATCAGCGGCATCGTTATTCACTTCCGCAATCGCATCCACCATATCTATTTGCATCTTGACAGGCATCAGCTTAGCTTCAGTGACGTACTTTTGTGCCCGAGCACGAGCTTCTTCAGCCTGTGCTTTGAGGACATCCTTTTGCAGTTCATGCAACTCTTGCTGTTGCTGCATCTGCATCTGTTGTTGTTTCATCTGCTCCTCGGACGGTTGACCCGCCTTGCGAAGGGCAGCTATAAGCTCTTCCCGGTTGGACACGTTCATGTTGTCCACAATACTCTCCAAGATCAGAGAGTAGAACGGGGACTCTGGTGACGTAGTTTGCAGGAGTTGGGTCATCTGCCCCACCTCATACTCACGCGCCATGATACCCAGAGAGGAGGTTACGATAAAGTCGTAGTCCTCAGTGGGTACGGTGTCAGGATCAAACTGCATGTAACGACAAGCAGCCTTCTTGACAAATGGGATGAGGAAGCTCTCTTGAAAGTTAATCATTGTGCGCTTGTGACGCTTAATGATCGCACCGAGGCTCATGGATATACCAGCAGCGGTGGCTTCCCCATTGATCTGTCCTGCTACACCTGTGCTATCCACTGCACCTGTAGCCATCTCTACCATCCGTTGCAGAGATGCCGTCTCTTGGTAAGAAGACGGGGGTATATCGCCAAACCTGAATGGATGCAGAACCTCGCGGGGGTCGCCATTGGTGAGAACTTGCTTCCCGGGCATTATTTCGAGTTTTTGGCCCAGCATCGGCAAGCGAGTTGCATCCACTCCCATCATCGGGGCAACATTCATAGCCATAGCATCACGGCGTTGCCTCAGTTCAGCGTCGAGTGCCTTCTGGGGATTGTAACCCTTCTCGCACACGCCTCTACCCCAAAACCTCCCCGGTACAATGTCCCACTGGAAGGCCACAATGGGCCTATCATTGAGCATGTAGGGGTTATCTGTTGCTTTCAGGAGGTGTCCATCGTTAGCTACGACAACAACAGCTTCCGTGTAGTAGGAATCGCTGTGGTTCTGCGTAGCCTCAAACCCTTCGGTTGCTTCCAGCAGGTGACGGGGCACTTTGCCGAAGTAGCGCAGCAGTTTCACCCTGTCATGGGGTCTGTTGTACAGCGTAGGGTCTGCCTCTAGGTCTTCGTCTCCTGCGAAGCTCTCCAAGAGAAAGTCAGTTTCCTTGTATACTCCCCGTTCCTGTAGGTCATACACGTAGTCAGGGGATACGAACTCTTCAATCCCCACCCCCAATGCGTCTTCGATACATGTAGCTGTGTCGGGGATACGGAAGTTGTGAGGTTTGATGGGACGCAGGGATACTTTAATCTTCTGCTCGTTCTTGCGCCCAACGACTTTTTGTCCGTCAGCGTCAGTTTGAGTGGCGGGGCTGTAGTTGGTATACCCTTCAACGACCAACTCACCGATACCAGTTCCGAAGACGGCGGCATTAAGGATGCACTCAGATACGTCTTTCCGTATGCCATGCTTCCTGAACTCCTCTGCCAAGCGTGTACGCAGTACGCCAGTGTCCGTCTGGTCTTCTCCCTTGGGGTTCTTGATGTCGAAGAAACTCCCCCTTCCAAACGTAGCCTCCTCAAGCTCGGAGACACTGCTCTCTACTGCCTGTTGGGTGGCGGGGGATATGAGCCGGGATCGTTCGCTCTTCCGCTCTTGATCTTCAGCAGCCCATACCCCACGCCATATGCGGTAGTATTCGTTCCACTTCGCGAAGTAGTTGGATTCTTGACTCTCACGCCACTCGTTACACTGGTTCACCACCCATGCTTCGAGTGTCTGGCCGGAATCTTCTCCGTCTGACAATTCTTGAAGTTCGTCAATCATTACTTTGCCTTCTTGACTTTGCGGGGTGCGTTGGTTTGCTTTCTGAGAGCCTTCTGTGTCCGAGATAGCCGCACCATCTTACCCCGTTCTTTGCGATAGGACTTTGAAGGAGACTCTACTGCTACCTTAGCGTTAGCCTTGCGGAGGTTCTTGGCAGCATCTTTAGGGTTTTTCTTGCTTTTTGTCGGCATGTCAATACCCTCTAGTTCCCCTTCTTTTTCATTCTGTCTGCCCTACTTACCGTAGGACGTACTGGCTTGTTCGTGTTCGTACCACCATGCTCAAGAGCATACATAGCTGCCGTAGCAGCAGCACCAACAATCCCAGCACGAGAGAGGATAGCCCTAGCAGCAGCTTTGGTTGAAGCCTTTGCAGCCGCTTTCTTGGCAGCTTCCCGGGTCATCTTCCGATCCTTAGCCCGGAGCTTCTTGCCGTGGTGTTCGGCACGTTTATCTGCCTTCCACTGGGCATCCTTGCCTTCACGGTGGACAGCGGTGGATTTATTGCCTTTGATGGCAGGGCCACTCTTGGGTCTGACAGTCCCTTTGTTCCCCACTTTCTCTACTTGCTTGCGGATGGTGGCTTTCTTGGCTGCGGCTTGCTTGGCCTTCATTGCCTTGTGTTGTTCACTGCGTGTCGGCATGTCTACGATTCC